CGACAGCCTGAAGCAAGATCTTGCCGTTCTTACCAACGATGGCGATTTCAGGAAGCTGAGAAACTGCCAGAGCCTTCATCACTCGATTGAGTGCTTCTTCTGAAATCAAGCAGTTGACTTCAGGATTGGGCAATTCAATCTCACGATCTGGTGGAACGATGATCAGCGAAGGATCAGTGACAGCGTACTGAAACCGATTGTTGCCTTCGATGAGTTCTACGTACGAATCCTTGATTTCAATCTCAGGATCATTAAACAAGGAAAGAGTGCCGATAAACCGTGAGAGGTCATATACGGCAAAACCTTTCTCGAAGTCTTGTTTAATTGTTGCTTTTGCAAGAACAGATTTTGTACTCGAAATAGTACGAATCACATTTCCAGGCTTGAACATAATGTTCTTGTTAATAGCCGAGAAGTTCTTGAGTACTTGCAACGTATCATTATCTAATTTCATAATAAATCTCCATATGTTCGGAATATTCAATATACCAACGATTGTATTAATTGTACACCATTATTTGTTTTTACCGAGTGCAGAAGGATCTGCAGTTGCAGCTGCACCGATACGTGCAATATCTGGTAGAGAACCACCAAAGACATACGAACCAACGTGCTTCAGTTCCATCCATGGGCAAAGCCATACATGCATACCAGCATTGCGAACCCACTGACAGAACATGTAATCTTCAGAGAGGTAGCGCTTCGAGTAATCTTTGATCAAACCATTGTTCGGATCTTTCACAAAGTCTACAATCTCTTTTGCTTTTGCTTTTGGATTCTTTTTCAAGTATTCTTCAAGCTCGGCATTGATGTTCGTACGCTTATGATCGATCGGCGTATCGAAGTAAGCCATGATTTCACGACTACCATCGAAGTGTTCTGTACGAACGTGATCAGGTTTGTAGAACTGCTGAGGATAAGCTTCTTGAAATTTCTCAAAAGTTTGGCGGCGAATCATCATGAATCCAGTTCCGGATTCAAGTACTTCGACTGGTTGACCAAGAGCAATCTCTCGGGTTTCACCTGTTGGATTGAAGACGTAATCACCAACAAACTTTTCAAGATCGTTTGGATTTTCGTCAGCCATGCCCTTATCGACAGCAAGCTTAATCTTTTCCCAACTGATGCACTTCTTAGGATATGGACCAGCGATGATGTCGTAGTTATCTACTGATGGATCAGGATTTTGTAGAGCAAGTAGCGCGATCACGTCATTCGGATTGAATCCAATATCAGAGTCGATGAACATCAAGTGTGTATCGCCTGAACGCATGAACTCATCGGCGCAGTAGTTACGTGCTCGAGTAATCAGAGACTCGTTAAACAAGAAGTAGAATCTGACTTGGATTCCGTAGTGTGTGCAGAGTGCAGAGAGATCTGCAATCGAACGTGTAAACATACCTGCGCATTGACCGCCATACATTGGTGCGGCGATGAAGAGCTTGCGCTTTCTGAGCTCTTCCATTGGAACATTAATTTCAATACCCATAATTAATCCTTATTTTCAGTATCATGAACGTGGAGTTGCATAATTGCGTAGTGGATAACCTTCATCAGGTCCTTTCGCCATTCGGCGGGATCACCCTTACGACCGTATCGTTGAGTGTACTTCATCATATTCCCGATGTTGAAACCAGTGCCATGACCAGCGTCAATGATGAATTCTGTTGCTTGAAATTTATTTCGGGAATAATGCTGTTCGTAAGTAGCATCGATGTAAGACTGAATTTCTTTGATTGATTCGCCTTCGTTGTATTTATACTCAATTTTTTTCATTATGTAAAAAAGTCCTCAAGTGTTGCAGGTTTATTTTCTGACAAGCCGCTCCATTTACGACCTTGCCAATGCGGATATGAATTGCGTGAGAGATGCACAGACTTTGGCTTTTCCATACATTCAAAGTCGAGCTCACCTCTGTCATTGAGAAGTGGATCAACCCACTCGATGAAGTTGACACTGCCGCGAGCACACAGCTTTCTCATCTCATCCTTGAAGATCAGACGACATCTGTTGCGATCTTCCCATGAACCATAGAACGGAGTACCCTTATAGTATCCAGTCTTTGGAAGGACTCGCGATTCATGCTCGATAGGAAGCAACTCGTATGCATAGACCTTGGCCAGATCAAGGCTGCTGAGTTGTGTATAGTATCTATTCGCCAAATCTCGAGTAGCCATTTCAGGATCAGGCTGACGACAGAGATGGTGGCGTACATCGATGTTACCAAAATAGAATTCAGCAATCTCATGGTGAGGCTGAATGAAAGTCTGTAGACCTTCTCTGAGTGCGCCATGTAAAGTCTTGAAAGGAACCGAGTTGACGAACCAGCCAGGACGATACATGCAAATGGCATGGCTGTCACCAGCCACTGCACGATTTACGATCTCAATCTCTCGAATTGTGATGGCATTGTTTTCAATATGCTTGAGGTTTTCCCAGTCGACCTTATGCCAGTCGGGATGGATTTCACCGTTCAGACGAGGCTCGAGCATCTCGCTGTATTTTGGATGATCGATCCAAAGGGAATAGACTTTTTTGGTTTTATCAATTTTGGAGAATCGAATTAGGTTGTCGATATTCCCGTAATTTTTCATACCACCGAAGAGATTCAATGAACCGAACCAATCGTTTCCATGATACACATAGATGCTATCAAACGAATTGATGTCGTGATGAATATCACCAGTTCGATCGAGATGAACCAGTCCGCCATTCTCTACAGAAATTTGTTCTGCATAGATGGCAGCTTGTGCAGCTCGATGTGAATGGATGTTAGAAGATACGGGTGTGAATGGAGATGTAATAAGAGTTTTCATATTATCCCTTATATATCAAGTGTTCTATATTGTACATCATTTTTTGGCCAATCGCGGTAACTATTTACGCGGTCGTAGATCGTAGGATCATTGAGTACTGGTTCTTTACCAACATTCCAGAACAAGATGTTCTTACCAGTATTTTTTGGAATGTATTTCCAAACTTTGCCGTCATAAGTATCGATGCAAGGGAAAGGTGGAAGATTCTCTGGCTTCTCGCTCTGTTGAAATGGCATCGGCTCAGAGATGACTTCAGCTCGACCAAGTTCGCCGGCTTTGAGGTTACGAGACACTGCAACCGAGTGGAACTTGGCATTTGGCCATGCGATTTGCATTGCTCGTGACAGAACACCTGTTGAGATGGCTACGTACACTTCGTCAGGCGCTTCGATCTTTGATGCAGCCTTGACGATACCAGCAGTGACCAACTCGTGCTTCAGACCGAGTGGAACGAAGAAGGCATCTTCTTGAGAATCTGCCCAATCTTTGGCGATCTTATTGAGATTTGGCATAGCAGCGATACGATGGAACGAAGCTTCTGCTCCTTGCTCGATGCAACATGCCTGATGATGGGAAATGGTTTGTGAAGAAGGCATGAACAACTTCACCTTCTTGTTATGACGCTTGGCTACATCGAGAATCGAAACACCAGCGAGACCGGTGCGAGGCTGAACATACACGATAGTCGACTGATTGATTCTCGAGATGAGGCAATCGCCACCACGAACCTTCGTTCCTGTAATCAAATCATCTCGTACACATCGAACGCCATCATGTACAGTTACAACTGGATCTGGATATGGATCAGTCCATGTCTCGGCAAGTTTGAGGTAATATTCTCTGGCTTTTTCCCAACCGTAAATGCCTACGTCTTTGTTGACTCCGTCGCGAACATGTTTGTTATGCGCCATTCGTTAGCCTATCATAATTATTGGTCCGAAGAGACCATTCAATGGGATATACCCAATCATACGGGATTTGCATCGTCTGTGACTTCACGCCAAACTTGACTGCCATATACTTATAATGCATGCACAGCTTGTCTTCGAGGTTCAGATAGTTGTGCGTATGAATTGGATTGGAAGGATGTGCCTTCAGATAATCCATATGCTCGACTTGCATCTTCGCTGCATCGTTCAGAGGAACGTAGTCACCGAACTCGTTGATCTCGTACTTGCTCTTGCTCATGAGATTCGGACAGTCGAACACTTGACTCAAACCATCGAAGTAACCTGTACCGCCATGGAGAAACGAGTCAGGATCCACCCATTCTGGATGGCTCATGGCCACATGTCGAGCTGCGTTCTTCGAAGGATACATGGCATTACGGAATCCATACTCCTTCACAAAGATCTCGTTCAACTTCTTGGCAAACTCCATCATCGTATAAGGACGATTACGAGAAGCAAAGATTTGATCAGCATGGATGTGAGCAAAATCATTTGGCACATCGCATAGCCAATCTTTTACACTCGTATCCTTTGGATAATAGATTTGAAAAAGATCTGATCGAGCATGACGTTCAGTCATAAATCGAGTACGCATGGCTTCAGGACCTCCAGATCTCCATGCTCTGAAAGTCTTCCAGTGTTCATTACTAAACGAGAAGATGAGACAAGCTTCAAGCACCGTTCGAGGATCATCGACTTCTTTCATCTCGTCAACGAACGGACACTCGTGCCAGTGTAGGCGATGGCTAAACTGTTGGTAGTTGTCACGAAGAAGCGAGTCACGACGTAAGTCATACTCTCGGCAGAACTCGAAGAACTTTTCAGTTCGTTCTTCCTGTGTCCAGTTCTTCATCCACGATTGTTTAGGTTTACCTTTGTCGTCATATTCGACATCGGCAATATTGGGATACTGAATATCAAACTCGTGTTCACCCAGCAATTCAGTTAACAAGTTCATTGACTTTAGCCTTATATTGTTCAACAGCGAGTCCAGCAGCCTTGATAATGGTATCGTCAGATGGATGGTTTGTCATTCCGTTAAAGGTGCGAACTAAGCCGAGATCCAGCATTGCCTTCTGTCGACCATACGGATGATTTTTAATTTTGCATGACGACCACAATGAGTCGAAATCGAGATGGTTATAAGCTCCACCTGGTTTTACATAGTTCTCGACCCATCGGATAAAGTCGCAGCATACATCTTCTGCGTTGTAAGGATAAGCACCAGTGTCTGCATAGATCTTCTCCATTACCTTGTCGAGGAACTTTTCTTTTTGCAACTTATCTGTATTGTTTGCCAGATACGAGATACACTCGACAGCATTCGTACCGTAATAGAATGGGCTTTCGAGATTGACATACTGCGGATACCAATCGGCGATGTCTGCTACGAATGCCGCATATTGGAATCGATAAACACGAAGTCCATTCTTGGTATTCCAGTCAAACATCCATTCTCCGATTTCGCGGAGATCCTTCTTTTGATTATTGCCTTCGAGCCACTCTGCCATTTCTCGACAAAGACGTGGCGCATACTCAGAAAGGTAGTAGTCTCCACCTCTCTTGTAACCAGGCTTTGGCTTTGGAAAGGAAGGAAACTGATAACCCACTGACGTGTAGAATGGATATGGATAAACGTTGAGAAACTTCGTCATCTCTTCGATAGTTTTATACTTGTAGAGATGCGGAAGAATTGTGTTCGAGTAGCCTGAAGGCTTTACTGAGTAGTTGATGCCAGAACCCGTCACACGATGGAGAAGGAAGACGTAGAGCCATTCGGCAAGCTTGAAGTCAGAGTGCTTACCAGTCCAGTCGGTGGCAATCGTTTTACGTTGGTATGTGTGATGACCTTTCTCCATCTTCTCCCAGTAGGGGTGTTCAGGAGTCCAACCATAGAACACGTCATTGACGATTTGTGAGAAGCCCGCAAACTTACGTTCGACGACGTCATAGAGCTCTACGTTCTCTAAGAGGTCGTCGTTCATATTTGATTCGAGGTATGGAACAGAACCAAGATTACACTTGGCTTGCTGATCCTTTGCTAGATGGAAATATCGGATATACTCGTCATAATATTCAGTGAGTTCCACGCAGATAATCTTTCATATTTTCAAGAGTCATCGTTACGTTACGAAAGTC